ATAATGAATGATCTGCGTAAAGTAAGCAAAAGGATTTTGGGATTTCTCAGGATTAAAATTATGAATGTACTGAACGCAATTTTCGATTCCATCAGAGATCATGTCCTCCTTAAACATGTAGTTCACAAAGTTTGGCTTGAAGGACAAGTGATTTGCAATCTTCAAGAAACACTCACCAATATATCTTGGGATTGGTGGTTTTGTATCCCATCTTCCTGCCCTATCCTCTTTGGTTGGTTCTCTTCCGTATTTTTTAATATGAGCAATCTCAACATCCTCACGATATTTAATCAAAGCAGCAAGAAACTCTTTATTGTTCACATAATGTTCTGATCTTTTTCTTTTACCCATAACAGTATTCATAAGTTAATTTCATAATATGTATGAATTATAGCATTTGTTCAAATAGTTGACAAGACTCTGATTAATGTGTAGAATACCTTTGTTAGGGTTGATAAGGAAAGCTTAGCTTATTTTAAATATCTTTTCTAATACTTCTTTAGCATCATTCACATTAGTAACGTATCCCATCTTTTTACTAATCTTTGTTTGATTGTCACCCTTGTTAAGTGGACGACGTACATATTGTTGATAAACCATAATCATTTCTATATCAGAAGACTCTGAAAGAGTTAGAATATCAGTCAGGTTAATGATAAACATATCCTCTGATGTTGTCTTTAACCAAGGCTCCACTCTATATCCCATTGTACCGCTTCTTCCTTTTACTTCAGACACAATGATTGGATTTGAAACTACAAGCATTGTTTTGTCTTCCTCTTCTGAGGCTGCTACCTTAGCAAAGATTTCTTCACCTGTTTTTAATTTTATTGTTGCGTAAAAGTCATCTTCCATCATTTTTTTAAATTTATAGTGATTATTTCATAATTAAATTTTTCTTCGTTATATGTCTTTATTCTTTCTATGAAATGATTGAGCGTATAATTTTTTCTTGAGTTGTGAGTGCAATCATCTGATATATCATATAAAGTTGCCTTTACTTTTCCTTTTCCTTTTCTAAGAACTCGTCCAATACTTTGAAGATTGCGGATTCTGGACTTACTTGGAGAGGCAAAGATGACATTATGGAGATTTTTAATATTGATACCTGTAGAAAAAGTTCCATAAGAGGCAACGATAATAGCGTTGTTTTCTCGTTCTGTAATCTCTCTTACCAGTTCTCTCTCCTCTGTATCCACACCACCATGTACAAAAAATACTTTACGGTTGCTATCCTTGTTTTTATTTATCTTTTCATAGAGTACAGCACCATGTGCTTCGACTCTTGCAAAAAGAATAAGAGTGTTTCCTTTAAGATCTAAAGATAGATTTGTTATGAATCTGTTGCGTTGTTCGTGACTGATTAAATATTGTATCTCGTCTTCATAAGTTTCAAACTTTTGAGGTGAGTGTTTAAGCACAAGACATTGAATATCAAGTTGTGACAAATGCCCCTGTCTCATTAACTCATCAGTTCTTGTTACTTTATATGATGGGCCAAATAATCCTTCAAGAACCCATTTATGTGTCTGTGTGCCGTCTAGTGTGCCAGTAAAACCAAATCTATACTTAGCATGGTGAAGCTTAGTCATAATCTGAATTAAAGATTTAGACTTGAATAAATGTGCTTCATCACCTATAATACAACCATAGTCTTCAAAGAAAGATCTTTCTAGTTTGTATACAGACTGCCAAGTTGTAATTGTTACTGGAGCTTCATTAGTTTTTTCTCTACCAGAATAGATACGATGACAATATGAATCAGCATCCCAACCATAATCAAGAAAATCTTTATACATCTGTTCTACAAGAGATGTCGTTGGAACAACTAAAAGAATTTTTTCTCCTTTGTCAACGTAGTATCTTACGAGAGAATAGATCATCAACGATTTGCCAGAAGCAGTGGGAGATATCAATAGTTTTCTATTATGCTTTAGGGCACCGTATACTCCCTCAACTTGGTACTTCCTGGGAGTATGGGCACAAATGGAATGCATGTAATCCTTAACACCTTCCATGGATATCTGCCCATTCTCTTCATAGGGGGCACCATAGAACTTATTATCTTCAAATTTATAGGTATATCCATACTGTCTACAAAAATTTACGATCTTGTCTAGTAATCCGACGTAGATTTTTTTGGAACGCATATCAAAGAGATGGATCTCTCCGTTCCAATTTCTACCACGGTATTGTGGCATAAATTTTGCATTAGGAACCTCAAACTTAAAATGATCTCTAAGTTCGTATTCTATATGAGGTTCAGTATTGATTGTTAAAAATACTTCGTTTGATTTAGATATAACAAGATTGGCAGTCGTATCAATCACGTAAGCCCATTCATCTACAAATATTTATTAATCCATTTTAAACTTGTATTCTAGTATAATTCTATATACAAAATCTTTTAAATAGTACAATCTTTCTTGTTCTGCTGGATGTCCACCAGGCCAAGTTTCTAACATTTTATTTAAAGATCTATAAATTAAATGAATATCATTGACATCAAGTTGCAACTCGACATAGGGTAAATTATCATCAAAATCTTCTGACTCTATTGTAAAGTCATCCATTATCCTAATCCTGCATTGAATCTCATGAACTCTATTGCGTTTTTAATTTGGTAGGTTCGATTGGTTATTTGCTTTAATATGCTTTCAATGTAGACAAGCATGGTATCATAATAGTCTATCTTCAAACATACTGTAGACAATTTTTCGTCAGCGTCAAGGTACTTCTGCATTGTATCCTTGTCACGAATTTTTTTAGGAAAGGGGTTCTCTATGTATACATCAGGATCTGCTTTTCCACTGAAGTATTCATACCTTTCATGTCTAATATTTTTTTTCTGTTGTTCTGCCTTCTTTCTCAAAAGAAAGATAGTGTTGTACATTTCAAAATACTTCGCATGAAGAGTGGGAATATTAGTTGATTCTGTATGGAGGTTGTCCATATCAATTTTAGAATCTTTTTCCCACGTCTCTTGAAGTTTATCAAGATCGATCATAAAGGTTTGCCAGCCAAATCAGTTATATCAAATATAGTATACTTGAAAGTTACGTCTGCTGTAAAGTACTGAACGTCATTATTAGTAGCATCAAAATTTAAAGTTGTCAAAGTATATGGCCACAAATCTTTAAATTTTATTTGAAAATTTGGAACAAAGTTACTGGTTTGAATTTGCAAAGTTCCATCAGAATATATGTCCATCCCTTTACCATATGGATTTTTATCAACCTTTCCTGATTGCTGAAAATCAATAATTTCCTGTAAACTTTCTGGATATCCCAAACCACGTATCCAATTGTATATCTCTAGATAATTTTCCAGATTTTCATCTACTAAAAATCTTAGAGTGAAATCATCAAAAATAATTTTATCCCCAGGAGTATCAATATCTTTAAGGGGAGTTGCCTGATTGGCAACACCAAGAGACAATCCTGGAATATTTGCACTGTTCCCCAAAAAAGAAACTTTTTGTGCTCTATTCAATGTGAATTTGAAACCAACAGGAGATAAAAAGTTCCTATTAGATACCTGTTTATCGTATGGATTTGGCATGATTATTCACTTACAACAGTGGCATTAGCCCAATGTTTTGGTGTGTACGTCATAGTCTTGTCACCCAAAGTTCTGGTGACAACCGTATTTTTGCGAGCATTGGCATCAGATTCATTTTCATAAACTTTCCTATCTGCATAGGTTTCAGTCCAAGTATCATTCTCTTTATAATAAACATTACCAATAGCAGGATTTAATACACTTGGTGTTTTGATATGGTAAGGCATTTTTCTGAATTTTCTAACTATTTATCGACATAAAAAAAGGAGTCCCGAAGGACTCCCTGATAGACTCTTGTGAGTTTAGATCACATGAGGTTCTTAACAGCAACTCTTCTGTAGTAACGGTTTGCGTTAGTAGTGAGAGCGCCAAGGCCTTGAGTAGTTCCTTCAGCAAATGGGTTCGCAACGAGGCCGTAGCGAGTCTTGAATCCAATTTTTGGCTGGAAGGAGTTCTCACCAACGGCACGAACCATTTGGAGAGGTACATATGGGCAGTAGAAGATGCCAGCGTCATAAGGAGAAGTACCCTTATAACCAACAACGTAATACTGGTTTCCACCTGTTCCGTTTGAAGAGGTGAGGTTAGCAGAATAAGGATCGATGTATACGCGATACTTACCTTGCAGAACACCAGCGAAGGTGTTACCAGTGTCATCAACGGTGAGGTTAGCGTTGAGGGCAGGAGTGTAATCAAGTACACCAGCCATGGTAAGGGCGGAAGCAACGTCTGCGGAGCAGAGGATGATGTTGCCCTTCCCTCTACGAGTTCTTTGTGCGATTGCGTTCGCATCTCTCTCGATTTGGAACAGAAGTCCTTTGAACTTCTCAACACTCCAACGTCCGTTAGAGTCAACGTCGAGATCAAATACGCCAGCGTTAGCGACGTTAGATACCGCGCCTTGCTCAGCAACCTTATAGATGGTTCTGATGACTTCACGGTTGATCTCAGCCAAGATCTCAGTGGAGAGAATGTTGGCGAGTTCTGCCTCAGCATTCAGGCCGTGAATTGCCTTCAGATCCTGAGCGAGTTCTAAGGAGTACTCTGCTTTCAGTGCTCTGGACTTAGCAGTAACAGTGACCTTCTCGATAGAGAAGTTCATCTGGTTGAATGCGTCTGCTCCGGTGTCCAGTCCTTCAGCGGAGTCGGTACGCATACCTTGTCCAACGTTGAAGTTGGTTTCGGTTGCAGTGCTGGTGGGGTTCAGTACAGATGGGTTGTTTCCACTCTGAGAGGTAGTACCCATACCAGTAGCAGTGCCACTGAAACCTGCAGAATCATCGCGGCCAAATGGCTGTCCAGAGAATGCAGAATCTGCCTCGTTGTAGAATGCCTCATCGCCAGCAGTACGGTTAGTACCATAGCGGGAGCGCATTGCGAAAATGAGTCCAGTAGGGCCACTCATTGGTTGAACGCCAGCCAGATCATATGCGATCAGGTTAGGCATGGAGCGTCTGATCAAGGAGATCAGAACGGGATCGAAACCAGCGGTTGGGCCACCAACTGCGGCGCTACCAGAGAAACCTGGCTTATCTGCGACAGAGCCCGTGCTCATTGTTGGTGTTGCTTCGTTCAGCATTCCACCTTGCTCGAAGGAGGATTGCTCACGAAGGAATTTTTCTTGGTTTTCCAGCAGGACGGCGGTTACAGCCTTACGATGGGGATCCTTAATTGGATCAAGTCCCTCATAGTTGAGGAGAGGTGCCCACTTTTCCTGCAACTGTTCAGATTGGAACATTTGCGTTTACCTTTAAAGTGTTTTAACAGTTTGAATTAATATTAAATTCAGGATTGCTTACCGAAAGAACCAAGGGTTCTCATGTAGGCAGCCATAGAATCAGAGTAAGACTCGTTTCCTGTGGTGCTTACACCCTCCGAGAGGGTTTCGGTTTTAGCAGATGAAGACTGTGGTTTTGAGGAGAAATATGACTCCTTAAGTGTCTCCAGTTTTTCACGATATTCTTCTTCACTTTCAAACTCAACACTTTCGGAAAGTGAAGCGAGTTTCTCTTTCTGAGTCTGTGCAAGACCTTCAGAGACTTGATCGAGAATACCATCAGCAACCGACTCTGCGAGACGGGAGTTGAGGGAGATATTCTTTTCGATCTGCTCGTTGAGTTTTGTCTCCATATCATCTAGTTTTTCTACCATGCTCTCAAGCACATCATACTTATCTTCAGGAATAGTTACATAATGTTCTTCAAAAAGACCCTTCATTCCTTCAAGGAATGATTCAGTCATCTCAGTCTTAAGTCCTTGCTCTACGGCAAGGGCATTTTCGGTGAACCACTCATCAGCGACATACTCCAGATAGGAGTCAACGCGCTCAGCGAGTTCTTCCTTAGCTTCTGCAACTTGCTCTTCAAGTGCAGCAGCATACTTTTCTTCTAATTCTTCTCTAATGCTGGCAACCTTGGAGTTAATTGCTGCCTCAAAGATAGTCTTTGCTTTTGCTTTGAAATCTTCAGAGAGTTCTTCGCCACCGAGGAGAGCATTGACATCTTCTTCGACATCATACTCAACTACTTCTTCAGCAGTCTCTTCTTCTGCAACTACTTCTTCAGTGGAAGTTTCTTCCTCTTCAATAGTTGCTTCAGTATCAAGCTCTTCTTCCTCTTTTGCCATCGCTGGTTTTGCTCCTTTATTGACAACATCTCTGACTTGCTTGAGGGTGCCACCTGGCTCCTTCAATTTAGCAGAATCGTCGTCTGGCTTGTAGTTCTCGGGGGTAGGCCCACCGAGATCTTCGATAGCACCAAGTTGAGAACCATCGTTTTGAAGCGTAGGCATTGCATCTCCAGCTTTTGCACCAGAGTTGACGGCGGTGCGGGATTGCTGTGTCTTTACTTCCATTTCTTGTAGTTGGGATCCACGAGACATTTGAACTCTCCGATTTTCCGGTTATTAAACTATATTTATTTATAAATTAAAAATTTTTATCGATAATGATAATCAAAGGTTATTTAAGAAATCATTGAACAGATCTAATTTCTGCTCATCGAGTTTCTTTTGATCAACTAAAGTATTGATCGTTGCATAAGTTTTTGCTGCATACTTTTCGCGAAGGATGCCACCATCCCACACCCATTCTTTACCTTCCATGATACCTTCAACGAAAGCATCAGGTGCAGAAGGATCGGCAACAATATCAGCAGCAGTTGCTAACATAAAATCATCACCGACAACATTGACTCCCTCTCTTGTGGCTTTGAGAGAACCAATTCCTCTAGAAGAAACTCCAAGTTTTACACCTTCTTCAATCAAAGAAGATGCAATCTTGCCCATAGGGGTACTGAGGATTTTTGCTTTACCGATAAAGTTTGAACCACTTTCTCTTAAAGATACAATCTTATGAGATACTCTGTCTAAGTTGACAGTTGGGCCGTCAGGGTGTCCAAGTTCACCAAGTGCTCTACCTGCCTGAACATGATTCTCATTATATCTACCAACTTCACGGCGAAGTGTTTCCATGGGATACATTCTACCATTACGGTTTTTGATGTTACCCTGAAGGAAAACTCCCTCAATATACATTGATTTTTTGCCGTTTTTTTGTTCGACAAGAAATTCAACTGATTCGATTTCTTCTCTGATAAGTTTCATCAGGCTTGTCCGGTAATTTGTACTTGTTGAATATGAACTGAACCATTACCACCATCATTGACAGCAGCAACTCTCACTGAATTTCTTAAAACTGCATCTTTTGAATCTGCAGCAGAGAAGGCAGTTGCAATTCCACTAGTGTTTGCAGCAACAGTAATTCTGGTTCCATGCAACCCATCATGACTCATCGTTGCATCGATGGCAGTGACTTCTGCATATTTAATTTTATATTCATAATTTACTTCGTTTGCTCCCGAAAGAGTTACACGATCACCAATACCAAATGGGAAATTCATTCCCTCTGGACAATCAATTAAAGTTGTAGTTCCAGTTGTAATACCAACAACTTTCTGAGATGCTCTAGTTACCGCAAGTGTTGCGGTGCTATTTGAAGGTATATAATAATCAGCACTGCTCGCCGTAGGGTTTGCAGCTGTTCCAATAGCAACAAATGCATGAGTTTGTCGTGTATTCAATCTAATCACATTACTTTGCACCGCAAAATCAGTGCTTGCAGTTGATGTTTTAGTAATACCTAATGATGTAGCCGATCCTACGGGTCTATGTGCCATTATTCTTATAAGTTCATTTAATAGTTATTTATTATTCTTCGTCTTCTACTTCTGGAGACTCAATTTCATCTTCGATTTGAGATTCAATTTCATCATCGCCAAACATAGCATTAGACGCTACAGGGCGAAATGCATCAACTCTTTCTGCAGATTTTGCAAAAAGAATGTCTTTAATCTTGTCGCTAATTTGGGACGGTGACTCGTCAGCAACAATCATATCTAAAAGATCGTCCATTTAATTGTATAGTATACGACTGTGGGTATTTATATCTCGCCACCCTTAGGTAATTCTGGGGCTTCTGTTGCAGATCCATCAAGTTCAGGTTCCATAACTGGAGATCCCAAATCCATATCTGCATTTGTTTCAAAAGGAAGTCCTGTTTGTGGATCTATTGTTGCAGGATCAGCGATTATCCCGTCTTTAATTTCTTTTTTGATTAATGAATCCTGCTCAAGAATTTCCATGTCAGTTTGACGTAGAATATTACGTCTTACATAATCTTGAGAATAATACTTGCCAATGTATGGTTCTGCAGTTTGAAGTAATGAAAGTCTTTCATTCATCAACTCAGCTTCTTTTAATTCAGAGAAGTGATTGTCATAAAGGAAATCGTATTGAATATGCTCACTCATAACCTCCCAATCTTCAGGAGTAATAATATTTTTAAGAATGAGTTGAGTTTTCAACATGTCATTAAACATGTTAGCAAATCTCTTCCTCAGACGAGAAACAAACTTGGTAAACTTAAGTTCATCTCTCAGGATCTCAGAAGATCTCCCCAAGTTAAACCCACCTTCTCCATCCATTCTTGAGGGGGGAACGTTAAGCGAACGGTAGAGTTTCTTTTTAAAATACTCAA